CTTACCAGAGTCTGATGTAACTCTTGGTGGTCCTCGAAGACACCGGGGGTTCACCGTTGGTGAACTGTCACCCATCATTTATAGCCTCAAAGGCTAGGGCGGTCACGCAGGACTTGAAGCTGCGTAGCTCTGGTTGTATCGCTTTGACAACTGAGTGGTGATCTCACCTTCACCCGATCAATATATCGAGAAATATTGAACCCCAAAACCCCCCTCCCCCAACCATGGCCACAATTAATCTGTTTACAGTTCCTTGTCGCCAACGCGATGTCCGTATTTCGGTCTATGAGCCTAGTCAGCTCGATCAAGTTTCTCTTGGTAACAAAATGATGCGTAGTTTGGTTTCTTGGATGTCACACACATTCCCAAGTTGTTTTGGGTCCGAAGATGTCGTGGCGGATATTGAAGACAATGATGCTATTCGTGCTCAAGTCTCTCATTCCTCCACGATAATCTACGACAACCCCATGCCTTTGAAGGACGAACACGATTCCTATGTTTATTCCTTGGCGCCAGCAGCAGATGAATTGCCGTTGCAATTCAAGTGGAACCCTCATGGGTCAGCTTTTACAGCTTATTCCACTAGGACTGAAGCCAAGAAGATAGTCGTCTCAGCGGGGTTGGTGTCGAAGGTAGTTTGTGCAATTGTTGCAACTGAGGGCGAGATGGCGGATACTGATGCAAATCGTTCCGTCATAGGCCGTGCAGCGCGCAAAGTCATGCGTGACGCAAACTTTCGACATGAGGTGATTCGCGTGCACTTAGCACACGTCATTGACGCATATTTTGCGTGCCGCGAACATCATGAGAAGGCGGGTCGCGCTCGGCATAGATTGCCAGCGTGGCTTTTGAGAGCCTGCGGGTTTCGAGACGATGTCTCGAAAACCCAATAATGGCGCCCGTTGTACGTTGAAGGGATTGATTCGGTCGCTGCGGTCAATCCTGTAGGTCTTGTTAAGTCCGTCAACGGGAATGAGAGACAGCGTCGGAGGTGGGTACTGGTGACAGGGTTGTGCCCCCCTTCGAATTTGGGAGTTTTCAATAGCACTGTATTTAATGGGTACAGGGCGTTTGCTGAACGGTACATGTTGTGCAAGGTGGGGGATCAGTTCCTGCCAGCATGTCCAACTTCGTTAGGTGAGTGGGTCGATGATCCGCTCATGGAAGAGTACTGTGAGAAGTTGAATGATAACTTAGATCTTGCCCCGATAGCGTCGATTGATGATGTGGTCAATGCGTACAAAGGCGCGAAGAAGAAAGTTTATCTAGCAGCTGCAGATCGGTATTGGAAGGACGGAGTTCGGCGAATGGATGCCATTTTGAAGAGTTTCGTGAAGTTTGAGAAGTGTGCATTGGATAAAGCACCACGGTGTATTAATCCAAGGTCTACGTTGTACAATTTGAAGTTGGGTACATTTCTCAAATTTAATGAACATCGGTACTTTGAGGCGATTGCCAAAGTGTTCGACCAAGACAGAGTTGTCATTAAAGGAATCGACGCTTGTGAAAGTGCTACGTGTCTGGAATCAATGTGGAATTCCATCCCTGATGTCATTGGCATTGGAGGTGATGCATCCAAATTTGATATGCATGTAAGTCGAGAGGCTTTGCTGTTTGAGCACCTCTGCTATTTGCGCCCGTACGCTCGATCTTATCGAGAAGCGCGGTGTGTGCAAATTTGGGCAGAGATGGAGCTCCGAAGGGGAGTTGACAAACTAGATGAGAGTTTGCCCCCTTTGTATCAACTAGCAATTATACTCGCCATGCAACTAGACAATAAGGGCACTGCATATTTCAAAGATGGGAAGTTGAAGTTCAGGATGAGAGGTACGAGAGCATCCGGGGACCTAAACACATCGTTAGGAAATTGCATTATCATGAGCGCATTGACATACTGCTGGAAACGTAAAGTTGACGTTTCAATGAAATTGGCGAACAATGGCGATGATTGCATGTATATGATGAGACGCTGTGACGAAGAGAAGTGGAGAACTGGTTTCAATGAGTTCTACGAACGCAAGGGATTCCGCATGGTGCTAGAACCGACTGTCGACATTTTGGAGAAAGTCGAGTTCTGCCAATCGCGACCTGTGCGAACATTCGAAGGGTTGAAGATGGTGCGTAACCCTAAGACTCTTGTTACCAAGGGATCGATGTGTCTCCTTCCCGTACACAGTATGAAGATGCTAGAGAAATGGATGATGGCAGTTGGAGTAGCAGAAGGAAGCTTGGCTCGAGGAGTGCCGGTTGTACAAAGCTTCGCTCGCGCAATGAGACGAAATGGAACGCGCTGCACCAAGAGGTTTATTAACCTTGCCTACTACCAATCATCACGAATATATCACTCAGATCTTCACATCAATGACATGCCTATCACAGACGAGGCGCGAGTTTCGTTCTGGGAAGCCTGGGGGATCCTTCCAGAGGATCAGAAGCTCCTTGAGAGCTGGTACGATGAGTGGACACTTGAGAAGGAGTTTGGGACTCCAGTCTCAGCTGAGGAATCAGTTGACCGGGCGACTGTGTGTCACGCCCCGATCATGAATCTCTTCTAATACCCGGTTTATATTTGTATATAGTCAGTTACAAATTGCGTTAAAATGAAAATTGGAAATAAGAAAATTGGAATTGCTCTTCCGCGGAAGAAGCAACGGAAAGTGCGTGTGCAATTGAGGAAGACCAATGAGCCACGTACCGATCGTATTATTCGAAGCCTCTCCGGAGGAGATCTCGAGGTTGATCGGTATGCTCTTGCCCTCACCGCACCCTTCCACCCAAGCGCGGGTGGAGCGAAAGTTCCGGATCAGTACTGTTTGCCTACCACTACTCGCACGATTCGCGTCACTCAGACGTGTACAGTTGCAAGTAATCAATGGATTGGCATAATCACCAACAATCCGTGTATGGCAATTGCTTGCCAACAAGGCACGATGACAGACGGTCAAACTTTGACTGCGTTGGACAATACTGCTATGGGAACGTTCTGGGGTGTGGACACAGCGACCTTCAAATCACAAATGGATAGTTACCGGATTGTCGGCATGGGCGTCCGTGTCACCGGTCTATCCTCGATGACGAACGCATCAGGAAAGTTTGTTATTGGTACGTATCCATCGTGTTCTTGGGCTATGGCGAAGCAGTTCACGATTGGTGGTATT